GTGGTAATTCAAGGACGTGGGGGCAATAAGCGAATTTACATACATGCGACCCAAGAAGACAATCGTCATGTTGACCCTTCGTATAAGCAGTCTCTCCAAGGTATTACGATTGAGGCTGAACGTAAGGCGAAACTATACGGTGATTGGGAAGCATATCAGGGACAAGTTTTTGATGAGTTCCGCGATAGGAAATTCCAAGACGAACCTGAGAATGCTATTCATGTATGTGAACCTTTCGACATTCCAGCATGGTGGCCTCGTATTGTAATTGGTGACTGGGGATTTGCTGCAATGACCTGGATTGGTTATGCAGCTATTAGTCCTAAGAAAAGAGTTTACATTTACCGAGAACAATACTGGGTTAAAACCAAAATTGCTGAATGGGCACCTTACGTCAAAGTTCACATTGACGAAGAGAATCCAAGACTTATTCGTTTTTGTAAATCGGCTGGACAGGAAAGGGGACAAGAGCATACGATTCAGCAACAGATAGAAGAAGAATTAGAGTGTTCAATAGAATTATCATTGAACAGCCCTGGTTCGCGTGTTGCTGGTAAGTTGTTAATTCATGAATATCTGAGGTGGAAACAGAAGATGATTCCACCTGCGGAACTGCCAGTATACGACGAAGAACATGCCATGTGGATTCTTAGGAATCGAGGCATGAATGAATACAAAGCGTATATGGCATCGCTCACTCCGCAGGAAGAGGAAACAAATCTTCCAAAACTACAGATATTCAAAGATGCTTGTCCACAACTCGTCGAGGCTATTAAAGCCTGTTCATACGATAAACCTAAAGGAAATAAGCCCGCTGAGGACATTGCTGAATTTGAAGGAGATGACCCAGTTGATGGGTTACGATATCTTGTAGACGCTGCTGAAGCATTCTTTGATGATGCGAACCAAGAGTGGAAAAGGGTTGAAGCGCAAGAAAAACTCGTTGAAACTCTTGCTCAGAATCAAGACTGGACGGCATTCTACAGAAATATGCGTAAAACCGAATCAGACGATAGTATTAAACCTATCGCTAGATACAGAAGGCACTAGTGATAAAAGAATTATTTTACAAGTGGTTCGGGCTTGAACCTCCGACTTGTTTAACATGTGAGGTTCTCCGCTCACAGCTCGATGAGAGCAATATAGAGCGTAGAGAGTTACTCACACGGTTACTGGAAAGAGACAAGCCCGAGCCAGTATCATCAGCAAAGACTGATGAACTGCAACCAATACGTCCTCAGTTTACACCGTGGCGTGTAAGACAGCAAATGTTAGAAGCTGAGGATAGAAAACAGGCACAACTTCTGAGAGAAAAACAGAAGGAAATGTCCGAATCTCGTAAACCCAATATCGAGGAACTAGAAAAAGAGCTAGAAATTCCTCAAGAAGGAACTGCCAATGGCTAGAAACTACGATATTATGGGTGACATGGGTGGAGGTGTTGGTCCTTCATTCATGCGTAAGAAGAATCAACGTCAGGAAAAACAAACTGGCGCACAAGCTGCATCCGAAGGTGCCGAACGTCTAGGCAGATTCGGTGGTGCAATGAAAGATAAGAAAGATGGAAAGGACGCGGTTACTCGTCTTCAAGAATACGCGAAATCTGAAGCCGAAAGACAGCGTAAAAAGAAAGCTGAAGACGAAGCCAAGAAAAAGAAGCAAAAAGAAGGCGGAATCGCGCCATCTAAGGGTTTTCTCGAACGGATGTATGACTACTGGTTCCCTGCAAAGAAGAAGTAATAATGCTCAAGATAGAGTTAACTGCGGTAAATATTGATATAATTAGAAGGATTCTTCTATTATATAGCAGTGACTCTCAGACTGCGGAACAGGCATTAGCAGCAATTCTTGAATTAAGTAAGGACAAAAAGTAGGTAACTATGTCATTCTGGGGCAAACTCGGAAAAGGCTTACTAAAAGTAGGAAAAGTTGCTGCTCCTATCGCGCTTGGAATGACAGGCGTTGGATTACCCGCAGCAATGGCTGTATCCGGTGGCTTAAATGCACTGGATAAAAAAGTTTCTGGTGGTAGCTGGAAGGGTGCATTAGGTTCAGGATTAATGGGTGCTGGTATGGCTGCTGCTGGTGCTGGTGCAGGTAAATTAGGTGGATGGGCCGGTAAATTTGCAGGTAAAATGGGTGCAAAAGCTGGTCAACAGGCTGGTGCTGGTTATGCACGTAATGCCGTAGAAGGTGTGGCTAATCGTGCAATGGCTCCACAACAGTCTGCATTCCAACGTATCATGGGTAACATTGGACAAGGAGCACGCACTGCACAAGATGTAATGGGTGCTGTTGGTTCAATGCGTGGTGCAATGGGTGGTGGTGGATATGGTAGATACGGAACTCCACCATTTAATCCCAATGCTGGCGGTGTAATGGGTGGAATGGGTGGAATGAGAACTCGACGTGGTATGGGTAGAGCTATGCCGCGTATGGACCAGCGTAATCCAAATCTTGCTTATGCATTAATGCAGGGTAGACAAGAAGCATTAATGAATCAACCGTGGAGAACTCCACCAATCAATCCTGACCCTACACAGCAACTTCCAAATATCTATCCTAATCAGGGTGGTGGTGGAATTAGTCCGTCTTTCATGCCGTATTACTAAATGGCAAAAGAATTAGACGATAGAATTAAAAATCTTCTTAAACAAGTAGTCGAACATTTCGACGAAGAAGATAGAGCTGTGCGTGACCGCCAAATTAGAACTTGGCGTAGACTTAAATTGCTGTGGGAAAATATACAGCATACATACTACAGTGAAGTAGCACATGATTGGCGTATACCTGATTCAGAACGAGCAGGTGAAGATACAGACCAGGGATACTATGATAAGCCTGTCAATGTATTCCGTGCGTATCTGGAGTCTATCATTGCTGCGCTTTCTGTTACCGTTCCTCCTATTACCTGTTTTCCTGATGATGCTGATAATCCTCTGGACCTTGCAACAGCTAAGGCCGGAGATAAAATCGCAGAATTAATTTTCAGGCACAACGATTCTCCACTTCTTTGGCTTCACGCACTTTTCATTTTCTGCACTGAGGGGATGACTGCGTGCTATTCTTATCCAAAAGAGGATGAGAAATATGGCACGTATGAAGAAAAGAAATACGAGGAAACACTCGAAGAACACGAATATTCTATCTGTCCAATTTGCAAAATGGAAATGGCAGATAGAATTATATCCGACCAGCAGCGTGACAAGTATAGTCCTGATGACGATGATGTTGTTGCGAATGACATTCTCTTTAATCAGGAAATGGACCTATGTCCAAATTGCGCGCGTATGGTCATACCGGACCTACAGAAATCTACTCTTACTGTTACGCGCCTTGTTGGGGTTACTCACAACCCGAAATCTCGTATCTGTTTGGAGGTTTACGGTGGGTTGTTCGTAAAGGTTCCAATTTGGGCACGTAAACAAGAAGATTGTCCCTACCTCATTTACGCATACGAAACACATTACGCCAATGTTTTACAACAGTATCCTGATTTAAGGGATAAAATTGTAAAACAAGGTGCAGGTGCTCCAGGTGGATATGAACTCTATGAACAGTGGGGACGTTTGTCACCACAGTATCATGGTGAATATCCAATCAACAACGTAACCGTTCGTAATTCATGGTTACGTCCGAGTGCGTTTAATATTTTACAAGAAGATGACGCGGAAGAACTTAAAAAACTCTTCCCAAACGGCGCAAAGGTCGTTATGGTTAACGACTGTGTTGCCGATGCTTGTAATGAAGCACTCGATGATTGTTGGACTCTTACTTATAATCCACTTGCGGATTATATTCATTTTGACCCAATTGGTCTACTTCTCGTATCGGTTCAAGACATCACGAATGATTTAATATCACTCGTGTTGCAGACAGTTGAGCATGGAATACCACAGACATTTGCAGACCCTAAAGTATTGAATTTCAATGCTTATAGGGAACAGCCTGCTACACCCGGAGCAATTTATCCCGCTACTCCCAAATCAGGTAAAACTCTATCGGAGAGCTTCTATGAAGTAAAAACTGCAACGCTTAGTGCAGAAGTGCTACCGTTTGCGAATAAAGTCCAAGAAGTAGGCCAGCTTGTGTCTGGAGCACTACCGAGTTTATTCGGTGGACAAGTAAGCGGTAGCAGAACTGCATCTGAATATTCGATGAGTAGAAGCCAAGCATTGCAGCGTCTACAGACTACATGGAAGATGCTGACAATCTGGTGGAAAACTGTATTTGGTAAAGTCATCCCCATGTATATTAAGGAAATGAAGGATGACGAGCGACAAGTTCGTAAAGACGAGTTCGGTAACTTCATAAATGTCTTCATCAGAAAAGCAGAACTTGAAGGCAAAATTGGTTCAGTTGAACTTGAGGCGAATGAAAATCTCCCAATTACCTGGAACCAGCAGAAGGATGCTATCATGCAACTGCTGGAAACGAATAACGAACAGATTATTGGGACGTTGGCATCACCGGAGAATCTTCCCTACATCAAGAGAGCGATAGGTCTAACTGATTATATCGTTCCTGGTGAAAGTGATAGAGAAAAGCAATACGAAGAAATTCAACAACTAATTAACTCTGAACCAATTGTAATGCCTCCTGACCCAATGATGGTCATGCAGGCACAACAAATGGGGATGCCACCTCCACAGGAACAAGAACTTCCTTCTGTGGAACCTGAATTTGATGTAGATGACCATAAACTAGAAGCCGACATTTGTAGACGTTGGCTTGTATCTGACGCTGGTAGGCTTTGTAAGATTGAAAATCCTCCCGGTTATAAGAATGTTCTTTTGCATATGAAAATGCACAAGGACATGGATATGCAGAAACAGATGCAAGAAATGATGCAGCAGGCTCCTCCAATGGACCCAACGGCGGCAGCAGGAGCACCGCCCGAAAACATGCCCCTAGAAGGGCCAATACAAGGAGATGAAAATGTTCCTACGATTCAATGAGTTTCTTGCACCTGAAGATGAAGCTACTGGCGGCGGTGGTGGTAGCTTAGATAAGGAAGAAGTAATTGAATTACTCGGAGAGGATGAAAAGGCAGAAACTCTCGACATTACTCCACCTAAAGCAAAAACTGGAGAGAAGGCTGAAGATACTCCTGTCGATGAGGAAGAAGATGTTGATGGTAAAGAGAAAGACGAAGAAGAGGAAGAAGTAGACGAACTGAAGGAAATCGAGGAAGAACTCGAAGGTCCATCAGAAGAAGACCTGGAGTTAATGACTCCAGTTCGTAGAAAAGAGATACTTGCAAAGTATCCAAAACTTTTCAAAGATTTTCCGTATCTCGAAAAGGCTTATTATCGAGAACAGCAGTTTACTGAGCTACTCCCGACAATCAATGATGCAAAGATTGCGGTAGAGAAGGCTCAAGTTCTCGATAAGTTTGACCAAGAGATAATGAGCGGTGATTTATCAACCGTTCTATCAGCAGCAAAGGAAGAAAGTCAAGAAGCATTTCTAAAGATTGCTGACAATTATCTTCCTGCACTGCGTAAGGTAGACCAGCAAGCGTATTATCACGTCCTTGGTAATGTTATCAAGGATACCATCATTACGATGGTGCGTGAATCACGTTCAATGGGAGAACAGGGACAACCATTACAGGCTGCTGCAAATATTTTGAATCAATTCGTATTTGGTTCAAATACTTTCCAGCCACCTCAGCCTCTTTCTAAATCTTCAAAACCTGAAGATAAAGATAGAGAGAATGAAGTTCGTCAGCGTGAACAGCAACTCGTTATGGGTCAGTTTGAATCTACCCGTGATGATTTGCAATCCAGAACAGATAATGTTCTGAAAGCTACAATTGACGGTCATATTGACCCCAAGAAGTCAATGACCGATTATGTTCGTAAGAATGCATCGCGTGAGGCTTTTGAAACATTAGAAGGTCTAATATCAAAAGATACGCGGTTCCGTGGTCTACTGGATAGACTATGGGAAAAGGCATTTGAGAAGAACTTCGATAAGGAATCTACAGACAGGATTAAGTCTGCCTATCTCTCCAAAGCGAAAACGCTATTGCCTAGCGTCATTAAAAAGGCACGAAATGATGCTTTGAGGGGATTGGGTAAGCGTGTAAAGGATGATGATGAATCATCTGAAGAAACGACTCCTAAAAAGGGTCCAATTACACCTGGGCGGTCCACTAGCCAATCAAGTGGAAAGATTAAGAAAGCGGGCGACATTCCTCGTGGTATGTCTACACTTGACGTATTGATGCAGGATTGAGGACATGGCTCACATTGTAACCTCACAAAGAAACGTAACCATCCAATTTACGGGTGGTGTTCAAGCCGCTAACACATTTTCAGCGGCCAACAATGTGGCCAGTCCCGGTCAGATTGAATTACGCACTCTGGCTGCTGGCCCGAATACAATAACTCCGCCTACTGGTGGTTCTACACCTAAATCATGCACGATTATTCCTCCAGAGGGTAATGTTGACCTCATTACTCTTAAAGGAGTAGCTGGTGATACTGGTGTAGCACTCCATAAGACGGACCCTACAACCATTGCATTGGACAGTCCAACTGCTACATTTGTGCTTGATGCTGCACTTCAAGTAGTTGGTGTAAGGTTGGTCTGGGCCTAAGAGGAAAAACTAATGGCAGTTGTTGAAGCGCAGGTAGCAGCACTAGAACTGGAACGGGTTATCCCGAAGGTTCGTGTGTTGTTCGAGCGCGATGATAAATTCTTTGCAAACATCAAGAAGCGTGATGTTGAAAAGATTTCTCATCGCCAGATGCGTGTTCCACTTGAACTGCGTCCCGGTGGCAGCTTTCAGTATTTCAATCCTGATGGTGGCGACCTTGGACGTGGTGGTGGACCCACGTTTGATAAGGCAGTTCTCAACTGTGTATTCTTGTCAGAGAACATTGAATACACCAAGTTGACGCAGTGGTCTACTGATGATGCACGTAAGGCTATCGTGAATAGCGTGCGTCGTCTTACAGCTACCGCGTTGGATGAACTGCGTAGACAGTTGGACGCTCAGATGATGCAGGCCGGTGATGGTGTAATCGGCACTGTTACCACTGACGTTCCGGCTGGTGGTAGTAACGTAATTACTCTCACTACTGATGGATTCGGTGCTCGTCTGATGCGTTATGGTCAGACAGTGCAGGTATTCGATGCTGCACTTGCAGTGAATCGTGGTAGTGGCGTAATCACGTTCTGGGATGTTGAAAACAAGGTAATCAACATCACACCACAGATTGCATTGGTTGCGCCTACGGATAAGATTGTCACAAATGGCATTTCTTCTCCGGCGTCGCTGCCTGCATTGTTCGGTGTTCCTTACCATCATTCCAATGCAAGTGCTGGAACATGGTTGGGATTCTCGCGTTCGACTACTCCCGAAATTCGTGCTAATCGCGTGAATGCTGGTGGTGCTGCACTTACACTGCCTCTGCCACGTCTTGCGATTAACAAGATTGGGAACAGGGTCGGAATCGAGAATAACTTCTCTCCAAACGCATGGCTGCATCCGTGTCAGCAGCAGGCGTATGAAGAGATTGGGCAGCTTGTTTCCATCATACAGAAAGCAGCCAAGGAAGAAGGGCTGAACATGTATTTTGGTGGAAGCAATATGCAGTTGGCAGGAGCACCTGTCAAGCCCAGTTTCAACTGGGATAAAACTCGTATTGATTTCGTTACTGACGAAGTGTGGGGACGTGGGGAAATTCTTCCCATTGGCTTCTACACTACGGATGGACGAAAGATTTTCGAGATTCGTGGTGCTTCTGGTGGTGTGGCTGCGGCTGAAATCTTCTACATGGTTGTAGGGATGCAGACGTTTGTTTCTAACCCCGCAGCGTGCAGCTACATCGACACGCTTGCAGTTCCGACTGGTTACTAAGGTAACTAGTTAGAGAGGTTAAAAGCAAACAATCATGCCTATTCCTGTAGGTGATTGGCAGCAGTTAAGCGCCATTCAAGGGCCAGCGTCACCAAAGCCTGTTACTACGGCTGCGGCAAACGTTATTGCCCCTACTACCTTCTTGACCGTACTTACAGGTAACGTTGTAATCAAGACGATTACACCTCCTGTAGACCACGGTCATATGCTTGCAATCCAGTTCGCTGGAGTGCTAGGCAATGATGCTACAGGTAACATCCTTACAGCAAAGGCGTCAATTGCTGGAATGATTATCCTGTATGTCTACAACCCCATCATCGCAAAGTATGTGCCTGTTGGGGATAACGTCTAATTAACAAGGAATCTATGGAGGTGGAGGGATGATTCCTGGTTCACTTAGTAAGCTGAAAGAAGAAGTTGTAGCATCAGCTACAGTAATTGTAGTGAAAGCTGATTTTGTTCGCATTTCTGGGGCAACTCAGATTGAAACAATTCAGACCCCACTACAAGGGAGTCCGAATATCATTTTTCTGACTCCTACTGCTGGTGCTGTAACGCTTGGCGTGGCTGGTAACATCCTCGTCGGGCAAGTAATGGCACAGAATCGTGTGTATATGCTTATCTGGTCTGTTCTTGCCCAGAAATGGTATATCCACGCTGTAGCCTAGAGTGGATGGAGGACGGTGGGGGATAAAGTGTGGCCCCCACCGATTTTTGACTAAAATCGAAATTCTACGCCGGTTACGGCATATCATAACAGATTTGAAAAGCGTAACCGCGCAAAGTAAATTTTTAGGTGAAGAAACGGCTGACCTCGACTTTAATATTTCTCAGATTGAAAAACAGATTGCAGCACTCATAGACGATTACATGGCCGCTCAATTCGCACGTCATAACAGGGAGAGAAATAGACCAAGGAGGTAACATGGACCCAGGAGATGTAGTTTCTGAAAGCATTAAGGACAATGAAACTTGGAATAGTTGCCCTGAATGCAAACTGGACTGGAAAGACATCGTTGCTACTCCGGGGATAATTCATCGAATTAGACTGTGTGCGCGTTGCATAATGAAAGCTGAGCATGGCAGACCCCAAGGAAATAGACTACATTAATAAACAATTGGTTGACAATTTCGGTGTAGACACCGCAACTGGTAAACCAATTTTTCGTGTAGTCTGGGCTGATGACCAACTAGAAAAACGACGAGTCAATACTCTTGATTCGGGCGTTGAACTATTATTCCCTGAAGTTAGGGAAGTAAAGAAATATCCTTATATGAATGGCATGTATGTTCTAGAACGTTTAGTTCTCGTGCCTGAAGTAAATGAGAAAGATTTACCAACTCAAAAACAATCGTATGAACCGATTTGGGCGTTCTGCACACATGAACGTGAGCCGGTTCAACCTACATGGCCTGCTTCTAAATTCATTGTAGATACGTTGTATGCTGCAATGGGTAAGAAAAGTTTGGCTAAATACAAGGACGAGGAAAAGAATACTACTGAAGAAGGGAGACAACAGCGCATTAACGATTTACAGGATGAATTGTTTGGTGATGAGTCTGGACTAATGGGAAAGACTCATGCAAGTGTAGGAGAAGGGATTGTGGTTCCCTCAACGTATGAATCCACACACGATATGAAAGGAAAAGAGTAATGTCACAAGTTGGCGAATTTCCGGGGCTACAGAATAACATTCACAGGCGAACTATTCGCGCTCCTATCAATCCAATGGATAAGAGCACAGTAGTTTCGATTCTTCCTAAGTCAATCAGTGAACGTAAAGTTACTGTGCAGCCAGGTGTATTTGAAATTACACCGGGAAGTTTCGATAAGCCAGCAATTCTAGTGGTTGGTCCTTCGTCATGGTGGAGAGAAATTGACGAAAATCAACCGCTACTCGAAATTCCTGTTTCTTCCATTCAGATTGCGGATTCAATTGTCCGCGACTATTGTAATGGTCTACTTGCCTGTAACATGGCTGACCAAATGCCCGGATTGTTCTATCTTCCCGGTGAATATACAATAGAGAAACTGAAGAAGGAACAACTTCCGTTGTTGCAGAAAGCGGCTGCACAACAGAAGAAATGGTTCATGGAACTTGTTAAGATTGCTGACATTCTATGGTCGCGCTCGAATGGAAATCCTCTTTCCATTTCTGATGATGCGCGCTTAGCATGTAAGGAACTTAACATTCAGAATAAGCCGTGGCTTGGCGATATGCAGGCTGCGGAACTAGTTCGTTGTGTTGCGTGTGGCGCTCTACGTAATCCGCAGTTTCCCATTTGCGGAA